CTTTTCAGTTCAGCGAAGATTAAGCGATTATCACGAACCATCACGACATCAGGGAAGCCGGCAGGGGAATGAATTGAGCGCCAAGTGTGGTAATATAACCAGCCGAACATCTTGGCTAAGTCCTTGACCTGTCTTTCAAATTGCTTTTCTGTTATTTCTATACTCATAGCTTAAACACCAGTAGCCAGCATAATCCAGTAAATACTACTATCCACGAGATTATAAAAAGTATTAACTTTTTCTCACTCATTATGTTCCTCCCTTGCCAAGTCTCTATATGTATGGTGGGTGTTATCGTAATAGACTTTTACACCCCAGAATGAATCGCCTTGTCTCTGCTTTCTTATCAGAATTTCAGTGATATTACTCTGCGACTCATTGTAGTAACTCTCTCTGTATAGGAATAATACCACATCGGCATCCTGCTCTATATTGCCTGAGTCCCTCAAATCGTGGAGTTGTGGCCGCTTCTCTTCTCTTGATTCTACTGCTCGGCTTAACTGGTGAGCACCAAGAACTGGCACATGGAGAGACATGGCTATTTGCTTGAGGTTTCTAGTGATATAGCCCAGGCGGTCATTGTTGTTGTTTCCATACTTGTCATTCAGTAATCCAAGATAATCCACCACTACCAGCTCTAGACCGAGGCGGGACTTCATATCAAAGGCTGCCTGATATATGTTAGCGGTTGTAAGTTGAGATGTGCGAGTAGAGTCAAGATGATAAACTTTTAGCTCGTTAATATAGGGAATCGCCTTGTCAACAATATCCTGATAAGTTCCCTCGTCATAGCCACCGAACCTGACCTGACTAATGGGAACTCCGATTTGACCAGCCACATCCCTATCACTCAATCCTTCAATATTCATCTCAGCACTACAGAATAAGACGTTCTGACTTCGTGCTATAAAGTTGGAGATACATTCAAGCATAGTTGTTTTCCCCATACTGGGGCGTGCAGCAAGGATTATTAAATCCCCAGGGAAAAACCCGCCACCTAGTTTACTATCAAGGTCTTTCAATCCAGTGTGTACCGCAATACCCCTTTCCGTTGTATAAAGTTTCTCATATCTGTCCCAGAGTCTTTGAGTACGTTCTTCCGGCGTGATGATATAACTACCCCCAGCCTGTTGCCGGAGTTTTAATAGAAGGGAGTCAGCTTTACTCAAGGCTTCTGTAGTGCTACTTGAACCATCAAAGCCAAGCGAAGCAATCCTACCACCTACCGTGATTAGTTGCCTGAATGTAGATAGCCTCTTTACTATATCTGCGTAGTAATCGCAGTCAAGAGAGGTAGGCACTTTAGATATGAGGTATGACAGGTAGGCAGCACCGCCAACCTCTTGCAACTTGTCCTGCTCTTGGAGTTTCTGGGCTACTGTAATCTGATTGATACCTACTCCATCCTCTTTTAACTTGAGCATAGCCTTGTAAATAATCAGGTTTGTTTCGTGATAAAAGTCATTAGGGAAAAGAGACAAGCCTTTGATTATCTCACCGTCAATCAGCAAGGACCCGATGACAGCTTCCTCTGATTCTTGGTTATGTGGTGGCAATTTATCGCTAAAAGTCATACCGTATCTCTTTTCATTCCTATCCCTCAAAATCCCCATTGGTTATTCCTCTGGTGGGCTTAACCTATCAACTTCTTCACATAATTTAGATAGACAAGTAAGCATCATTCTAGTTCCGTCAATATACTGACTACTAGGTAATCCCGCTAAATATTTATCCCAATGCTTTAGCATCTTGATAATATTTTCTAAGTCAATCCGTCCAACCAGTGTTTCCCAATAAGCATCATCGGCGTGTCCCTCACTATACTCGCTTATATGACCCTGATATTCTTGGTTGAATGCCTTAAAGCTATCATCTTTGAGTAAATCTAAAGCATAGCTTAATTGCATCCTCTCATTATTTCTGCTCGGCATTTTTCCCTTTTGAACATCTTTTATTGGCTTGGCTACTTTCTTTAAGGCATCAAAGAATTCACCCCTCGTTACCCCGGGCTTAAAACTTTCTAAGGGCTTCGGCGTTGCCTGCAATTTAATCTCTGATTTGCCTTTAGGGTTATTTTGCTTTTGAGCTTCAGCTATTCTAAGTTGCTCAATGCGTTCCCGATTTCTTTTGGCTTCAGCTAAACCATCAAGCCCCCTAAGCCCGCAGTTAGGACATCTTTGGGCATGGTCAAAAAGCTCAAAACCACAATCTGGACAATGCTTCATTTCCTCCCCCTATCCCTCAAAATCTATATCACTGTCTACTTCATTACCCCAACAGACTAGCCTGTATCTTTCTTTCTACTGTTACTATGGTGTCATTACGACCGCCACCGTGAGCTACAAGTAATATTTCCGTAATCTTGAAACCACGCTTTTTGCCAAAGCCATTACTGTTCCATCCGAAACTTATTGAATAGCCATTGGGTTCTATATGTTGGGCTATCTTGTCCTTTACTTCCTTGAATGAAGCGGTTGGGTCAGTAGTGCCTATCCTAGACTTGATACCGAAATCCTTATAACTTCGTGACACCTGAACCAAAGAATAAGGCGGGTCAAATATACAGCCCCTAAATGACTGCCTGCCCAATGTATAAACATAATCAAAGGCATCCATATGTGATACAGCAAGGCAATCGGGATTAAGGTCATTAGTAAATTCTGCAGGACTATTCATACCAGCAAAAGGGTCTACCCAACCATTACCATCACCAACATATCTCGCCAGTAACTCTGCAATAGGTTTAATCTGGAATGTCCATTTATTAGGCATAGCCCAAACTCTATTGATTATCAATGTCTTATTCCTTCAATCTGGTATTTCTTCATTTCTTCCCTGTCCGTCATCGGATACATTCCTCTAGTACCCCAGTAAGCATCATAATCAAAACAAAGGCGTGCCCCATCTTGCGCTTTGGATAATTGATTACATCTATCAGTGTCATATCAAGTTCTGAGTGGTCATAGGCATCATAGTCTAGCAAAATCATTTCTGCGTTATGTAGGAGGCACTCGTTATACTGCTCTTTTAGAATTTTGAAACTATCGGTTTTCTCCACATTCCTAGCATACTCGGGGGCATATATCTTTTTACGAGCTTGAATATAATCTAGTTTTTCACCATCCCAAAGAGAGTATTCAGGGATAGCTCCCTTCCCCATAGGATAACGATATGCCTTCTCTTGAGAGTATCCCCAATCACGCCATTTATACCAACTTGCGTCGGGATAACCGTCAATAGGCATAATATGTTTCTTGTAAACTTTACTGAATTGCCAAAGGTTTTCAAGGTTCTTAGCTGGTGGTGCAGGCAAAACAAAAGGCGACAATTCCTTGTATATCGGATGGGTATTAGATGTCGTATCTACTCTGACTACCCCATCAGGTAATTTGGCAAACTTAAATAATGCTCTTATCATATTTTTGTCTCCAGTCAGTCATTTACTTGGTAACTCCCAAATGTATTGCTAGTATTAGCCCTGCAATAAATAAGCCTACGAGTATCCCCATAGCAAAGTATAGCCATAACAACTGTGAATAAAAATTATCCAGTTTATCTTTCATCCCTTCTTCTCCCATCTCTCAATTACATAAACAAAGACCCACGGATTTGAGTCCCAGTGATAATCAGGATTGATAGAGTCCCAGAGGTCAATAAACCCTAGTCTAAAGGAATACCCAGCTTCATTTGTGTCTTCCGAGTGCATAACTACCGCACCCTCGTTAATCGCATCTTCTTCTGTTATCTCCTGTAATCTCTCGGCTCTAATATCTTTTATCTTTAGAAAGTAGCGGGCATGGATAGCTTTTAAGAACATTGGCGAACGCCATTTATCATCGCCGCAAGTAGAACCACCATACCTTGTATTCTTTTCTAGCCAATCATTCCAACTAAATAATGTCTTTTCCCCGCCAGATTTGTAGAGAATTTGAGCGAACTTCTTATAAGAATATTCTCCAATCTTCCACGCCTCTTTGATATATACTACTTCACCGACTTGGTAGCGGGGTTTGGCTACTGTGCCATCAGCAAAAACACCCTGCCCAATTACATCAAAATGGTCAAAGCCATCATAGTCATCTGGAATATTCGGCTGAGGTTTAATCACTCTCCTAGTCTGGGCTTCGCCATATTGCTCTAAGACTTTGAGTTTCGCCGTCAAAACTTCTGGCTTATAAAGCATTCCCTTCATAGACTCATCTCCTTCTCAAACAGTGATTGATTACACCACCTTCCGCCAATCTTTCATATCTTCCTGAACATCGCCCACTCTCCAATGTGTAAGAGGATATTCTGGCAAGGTCTGGTCTTTACAAGCTACTGCTACTGTCCCGCCGTTCTCTAACTCTTTTAACTGCTCCGGTGTGAAGATTTTAGCAAAGAACGCATCAATGGCATCCTCATTTGAGGCACAAAAGGCAGGGGCATCTCTGTCTAGCGGGTTATACCAACACTCAACAGGTATCTCATAAACCTTTTGTAGTGCCCGACAATGCTGACACCATAAGTGCTGTATCCCTTCTCTCATCTGTTCAAGGTTCACTATGAGCCTCCTTATAAGCAGGACAGCGTTTTGGTTTCTTTGTTTTCCTCCCATCAAAGGGGACTTCTTTATTCAAGTCTTTCTTTAGATAGAAACACCAATTATGAGATTCTTCATAGGCATAGGAATCTAATTGTGTGAGAAAACACGGGCAATCATCGCAAAATCCCCCGTTTGGTATCTGTATTTTCATTGTTACTTCCATTTTTACTTACCCTCCAACTGCCTTTTAATAGAGTCTACCTGGGCTATTTATTTTCCTCTTCCAGCACCACAGCATGAAGTTTCGAACGTGGGCTATCTGTGCAAATACTCAAATGCCAATGGTGCTTATGG